ATCCTTTTGATGATAAAGATTTAACATTTAAAGATTTGAAAAATATCATAGAAAGAGGTTTGGGTGGTCAATTAAATCGTGAAGATAATGTAACGGAAAAACTTGACGGACAAAACCTTATGATAAGTTGGAGAACATAGTGAATTTGATTGAACGGAAATTATGGAATTTAATAAATGAAGCTTCACCCACAGGAACTTCAGGACAAGAAAGTTTGGGAATCAATACAGGTGATGCATGGCCAGATGGTTTATTTACTAAAAGAGGTGAAAGACGATATGTAGGACCTGCAAGTTTAACTCGTGGAATGTCACAAGTTGATTTTCCTGCATCAGATAATGTGTATGGTGGACCAGATAGTTTGAATAATGAGAGACGGGCAAAAAGAGATGCAGGTAAATTGTATAAATATCTAAGTGATCCAGATGGTAATTCAGAAGTTAAAGCAGATGAGTTACGAGATGATACACCACCATTATCACCCAAACAAAGAGTTTTTGGAATACACGGATTTCATAGAAAACAAGAATATACCATTCCACCTGAAACACATAATTTTATTACAACAGCAAAAACTTTAATTAAACCTACTACACCACCTGAAGGAACGGTTAGTGGTGGAGTTCCAGCAACTCCAGAACCTGGTTCAAAGGCAATGGGAAGCGATAGTGGATACAGACAAGTAAATCCAAGTGGAGAATCCGTATTCGCAAGTAATAAAAAATTATGGAACAAATGGAAAGACCATAGAATAATGGGTAAAGTTAAAGGTAGAGAATGGAAAGGATCAAAATTAGTTGATTTGTTACCAAAAGGAGCTAAATAATGGCTATTACAATAGATGTTAAAGTAGGAGATACTATTCTTGTAGGAAAATTTAAAAACAAGAAGATGAAAGTTAAAGAGATTGGTAAAGATAAACATGGGATGCCAACAATAAATGGAAGAAAGGCTACTACTTTTAGAATACACAAAACAGTAAATATTTTTGATAAACCCGTAGAAGAAAAAATTTCGAGGGATGGTGATGGGTATGGAAAATACCAAGAGCCTGATGATAGTGATTTTGATGAACCATCTAAGACTAAGAGGTTAGAGGGTAAATCTACATATAAACAAATAATGGAGATGTAAATATGGATTGGTTAAAGAAACTCATAGTTGGTGTTTTAGGACTTTTTGGTTTAAGTACTATTTTAAGTGCAAAAAAATCAAAGGAAGTGAAGGAATTGGAAGGAGTTATAAAAGAACATAAAAAGAAAGAAAAAGAAGTAGCAAAACAAGTAGAAAAATTACAAGTAAATAAAAAGAAAAATAAAAAACAAATAACAAATGCAAAAAGAAATCTTACTCGTACACAAAACGAGATTAAGAAAATGGAAACAGCCTATGAAAATGATGAAGTATCAGATGCAGCAGATTTTTTAAGGAAGTTTTCCAAGAGTAAATAATTATATATATGTATATAGGGAGAAAATAAAATGGCTCAAGTACAAGGAAAGGGTATTGTAGGTAGAAGTAAACCGACTATCGCAGGAAACCTTGGTAAATATAATAAAGTTCACCTTGTTGGTAACAGCACAACCTTTTTTGCAACGGGTTCAAATGAAGCCGCTGCCTTCGTGGTAGATGGAACTTTGACACAGATTACATTAACATTTTCAGGTGGTGGAACAGCTACTGGTGATGTTTTTAACGCTGGAGAAGTTCATGAAATTGGAGTTCAAAAGGCTGTAACAGGCGGTGCAAGCACAGTTTATCTACTTAGATAAGGAGTGAATATGAAATATTTATGGATATTACTATTATCCATTCCATTGTTTGGACAACAAACTTTTACACAAGAAGAAGCGTTGGAAATGATAAAACAACGTGATGCCGAGTGGGAAAGTAAGTTAGGAAAATTAGAATCTATTGATAGTGCAAAGACAGTTCAGATTGGTCAATATGAAGATTTGGTCAAAGAGTTAGAAGAACAGGCTAATATTGATTCTTTAATAGTAGTGGCAAAAGATAAACAAATTGAATCTTTAAAGGCACAAAATGAAGCTAATAAGAAATTGGCAAAATTATCAAAACCAAGTTGGTATGAAAATAAGTGGTTATATTTTGGATACGGAGTAGCCGCTGTAACTATTCCAACTTATTTTGGTATTAAAATAGTGGACATAGCAAATTAATGAGTGATAAGAATATAAAAGCAGTCATCAAAAAGGAATATTTAAAATGTGCACAAGACCCTGTGTATTTTCTAAAAAAGTATGCTGTAATTCAACATCCAATAGATGGTAAAGTTCCTTTTAATTTATATCCATTTCAAGAATCTTCCCTAAAAGATTTTAAACAACATAATTACAATGTTATTCTGAAAGCACGTCAGTTAGGAATATCAACATTAACTGCGGGATACGCATTATGGATGATGACCTTTCAATCAGATAAAAATATATTGGTAATTGCAACTAAACAAGATACTGCTAAGAACTTGGTTACGAAGATTCGAGTGATGCACGCAAACTTACCGAGTTGGGTAAGGTCAAAATGTGTTGAGGATAACAAACTCTCACTTAGATACTCAAATGGTTCACAAGTAAAGGCGATATCATCTACTGAGGACGCAGGTCGTTCAGAGGCACTATCTCTACTTGTTATTGATGAGGCAGCATTTATCGATAAAATTGATACAATATGGACTGCTGCACAAAGCACTCTATCAACTGGTGGTCAATGTATAGCATTATCCACACCAAATGGTGTTGGTAATTGGTTTCACAAAACTTGGGTAGGTGCTGAAGAAGGTGAAAATGATTGGAATATGATTAAACTTCATTGGACGGTTCATCCTGATAGAGAACAAGATTGGAGAGATGAACAAGATAAGTTATTGGGACCAAGTGGAGCGGCACAAGAATGTGATTGTGACTTCATCACTTCTGGACAAGGTGTTATTGACGCACGAATTCTTGAAGAATATAAAAAGACACACATAGAAGATCCAGTTGAGAAACGAGGAATAGATAGTAACTTGTGGATATACAGACAACCTGATTATACAAAGAATTATGTAGTTGCTGGTGATGTTGCTCGTGGTGATGGTGCTGACTTTTCTGCATTTCATGTAATAGAAGTAGAGAGTATGGAACAAGTTGCAGAATACAAGGGAAAACTCTCTACTAAAGATTTTGGTAATTTATGTATGAATACTGCTATGGAGTATAACAACGCATTACTTGTGATTGAGAACTCAAGTATTGGTTGGGCAGCAATTCAACAAGTAATTGATAGAGAATATGATAATCTATTTTATACAAGTAAAGATTTAAGGTATGTTGATGTCGCAAGACAAGTAACAAACAAATATAGAAATTCCGAAAGACAAATGGTTCCTGGATTTTCAATGACAATGAAAACAAGACCATTAGTAATCGCGAAATTAGAAGAATATTTCAGAGAAAAATCTGTAATCGTTCATTCGGACAGATTGATTGATGAATTATTTGTGTTTATATGGCACAACAACAGAGCTGAAGCAATGGAAGGGTATAATGATGACCTTGCAATGAGTTTAGCGATAGGATTGTGGGTAAGAGATACTGCACTAAGGTTGAACGCAGAGGGAATTGCCCTACAAAAAACAGTCCTAAATAAAATGTTAGATTACGAAGCAGTTTATACACAGACCGATAATCAAAATGATGAATGGGTAATGGAAACTGGAAATACAAAAGAAGATCTAACTTGGTTAATAAAATAATAAGAGGATAAAATGGCACAAACAAGTTTAAGAGCTAGATTAAGACGACTTTTTTCCACAAATGTAATTGTAAGACATGCAGGTGGTAGAAAGTTAAAGATTGCCGATACGGACAGAGTTCAAAGTTCACAGAGAAATAGTCTTGTAGATAGATGGTCAAGACTTCATACTAATTTAACAACAGGTGGATATGGACATTCACAAGCAATTAGTTTTCAGGCACAACGATTGGCTCTGTTTAGAGATTACGAAGAAATGGACAATGATGCAATTGTATCAAGTGCACTTGATGTCTATGCAGATGAATCAACAATGAAAAATGAATATGGTAAGATATTGGAAATTAATTCAGACAATGAAAATATTCATGATATTCTACATAATCTTTTTTATGATATATTAAATATAGAATTTAATTTATGGCCGTGGGTTCGTAACCTATGTAAATATGGAGATTTTTATCTCTATTTAGATATTAAAGAAAAATATGGTATTACAAATGTAGTTCCACTTTCAACATATGATGTTACTCGTGTTGAAGGAGAAGATCCAGAGAATCCATATTTAACAACCTTTATAGTTGAAGAGGGTGATTCACGACATAGTTCTACTATGAGTGGAAATAAAGAAATGGAAAATTATGAATTAGCACATTTCAGATTATTGAGTGATTCTAATTTTCTACCTTATGGTAAAGGTATGATTGAAGGTGGTCGTAAGATTTGGAAACAATTATCTCTTATGGAAGATGCTATGTTGATTCATAGAATTATGAGAGCACCTGAAAAGAGAGTGTTTAAGATTGACATTGGAAATATTCCACCAGCAGAAGTAGAAAACTTTATGCAAAAGATAATCAATAAGATGAAAAAGGCACCAGTTATTGATAATACAACAGGTGATTATAACTTAAAATATAACATTCAAAATCTTACAGAAGATTTCTTTTTACCAGTTCGTGGTGGAGATAGTGGAACACAGATTGAAGGATTACCTGGATTAACTTATGAGGCTGTAGATGATATAGAATATTTAAGAAATAAGTTAATGGCAGCATTAAAGATACCAAAGGCATTTCTTGGATATGAAGAAAATGTTGGAAGTAAAGCAACATTAGCAGCAGAAGATGTAAGATTTGCAAGAACTATAGAAAGAATACAAAGAATTGTAGTTAGTGAATTAACTAAAATTGCAATTGTTCATTTATATGCACAAGGATATACAGATGAAGAACTTGTTAATTTTGATTTGAATTTAAAAAATCCATCCACAATATATGAAGAAGAAAAAATTGAATTGTGGAATAATAAACAAAGTTTAGCACAATCAATGATAGATGCTAAAATAGCAGATACAGAATGGATTTATGATAATGTATTTAAATTTACTGAAGAAGAAAAGAAAGAAATGAGACTTGGACTCATTAAAGACCAAAAACGAAAGTTTAGATGGTCACAGATTGAGATGGAAGGTAATGATCCTGTTCAAAGTCAAGAAGCTGTTGGAACTCAAGGAGCGATGATGGACGCTGGTGGAGCAGAAGGTGAAATGCCAGGAGTTCCTGGACCACAACCACCAGGAGCAAGAACAGCGAGAACAAGTAGAGAATTAGAAATGGATATGCCAGATGATGGGTGGCCAGGAAGTGGTCGTCCAAAAGAAGGTCCTAAACATGGAAAAGATTCAAGTGTAAGAGGTCGTGATCCACTTGGAGCACACGATAAACGAAAAGCAAGTAGTGGAAGTCCAAAATATGGAATTGCATTAGCACATTACGACGCACTGAAGAAAAGTTTAGGAAAAGTAAGTCGGGCAGACCAAAAAATATTGGTAGAAACGACTGATGTAGAAGAAGAATATAAAACTGAGGTATCTTCGTCTTTAAGTGATACTTAAATAACGAATTATTAGAAGTTTTTATATTTATAGATGAAGAACTATACTTATTA